TAACTTTGAGTGGACTCATTGTTATGCTAACGCATTGAATGATGAGTACCACTATCGTTATGGTAAACAACACAAATCTATAGTAGAAGTAGTAAACAAACTACCTGAGCCAAAGAATATGCCCAGACTAGGATTTACAGAATTTGGACTAGCAATGCCAGATGAATTGAAAGACTACGATAATCCTATACAGAGTTATCGGGACTACTACCATCTTGACAAAGCTACATTTGCAGCATGGTCTCACAGAGACAAGCCTCATTGGTGGAACGAAGATTACGCCGACTATGAGGAGAGAATAACAGCAAAATGATTAAGATAGAAGCTGGAGGATATACCTTCACATTTAACGATGGCACTTCAGAGAAAGCTCAAAAAGAAGCCATTAAAACATATTTAGAAAGAGGAAACTACTTTAGAAATATCATCATGCGAAAGTCTGATGGCAGCGAAGTACACCTAGGAAATGGAGTAAGAAAACATGGGAAAAGACACACCTCTTAGTACACTATTAGGAATAACAAACGAACCACTAGAAACTATGTCTAAATCTGATATGCTTTTAAATAATTTAGAGACACAACAAGCAAAGACTAGACAAGAGATACATTTATTAGAAGAAGAATTAGCTGATAAGAAAGAGTATCTATTAAAAATAGTTGGTGGAATTGAAACTTTAAATGAATTGCAAAAGTGAGAATAGTAATAGAAGAAAATTTCTACCCTGACCCTGATAAAGTGAGAGAACAGGCACTTGCTATGTTCTTTCATCCAGGGCAACAAGGAAAACAAACTAAGTTTCCAGGTCAACGAAGTAGAGGAACTTTCTCAAAACAGAACAGACTATATGTGAGAAATAGATTATCGCATATGTTGAATAGAAATATAATCGACTTTCAACACGATACTAGCAACTGTGCTTTTACTTTAGGAACTGTACGAGATAAGTCTCCACAAAATTGGATTCATCATGATGCAACCAATGTCAATAAAGAACTTACATATGGTGGGACAGAGTATGCAGCAGTTATATATCTATCTCCTGAGCCAGACCCTACAGCAGGTACTGCGTTTTTTAGGAGTAGAGAATCAAAAACCATATGGAAAACAAAGGACGTGACTTTTGACAGTACAACAGGATTTAAAGATGTATGGGAAGGACACCCTAACTTTGATATCCATATGTTCTAAGCAAATATATACAACAGAGCAATAGTATATCCAGCAAGATACTGGCATGCTCCCTCTAATGCAGGGTGGGGCTACGATAAACAAACAGGCAGACTTGTACAAGTTTGCTTTTTCATGGTAGAACAAGGGGACTATGATGACAGAATACAACAGTAATAAGTTTAACGAGGACGAAGCACTCAAAACGCTTCAAAGCTATATTGAGTCCACATACGATGGACATTATAGTATGAATAAGATACAGTCTACTGAGTTCATATTTGACGCAGGGCATGGAGAAGGTTTCTGTTTAGGAAACATAATAAAGTATGCACAGAGATATGGAAAGAAAGATGGAAAGAACACAGCAGACTTATTGAAGATTTTACATTACGGAATTATTTTATTAGGGGCAACATATGAGAACGAAAAAACACGAAAATCTCACACAAGCAAATATAACCAAGGTAATTGAGTTATTAAACCCTACCGATGGTAGTAAACCAATCACTAAGAAAGAAGCATGTAGTATACTAAACATAGCTTACAACACCACTAGATTGGGTAATATCATTGGAGAGTTTCATGAGATGCAAGAGTTCCGTGCAAAAAGAAAAGCACAGAACAGAGGTAAGGCGGCAACGCCACAAGAAATTAGAACTACAGTACAAATGTATTTGGAAGGAGATAATATAAGTGATATCGCTAAATCATTATACAGGTCTCCAGCGTTTGTCAAAGGTATTATCGATAGAATCGGAGTACCACAAAAGTTGGCAATGACCGACTATGAAGGAAGAAGGAACGCAATGCTACCAGAACAGTGTGTAGCAGATGAGTTTCAACCTGAAGAAAGAGTTTGGGCAATCAGACAAAACTATCCAGCGATAGTAAAAAGAGAATTAAAACCTGAGCTCTCAGACGAGAGGGGTTACAAAGTATATCTTGTAGATACAATAGAGTGTACACAAGATGATTTAAAAAACACATACTTCCCACATCTAACCCATGCTGGTAAACAATATTGTTTAGCATCATATGAGATGGGCAGTCTAAGACATTTACAAGAGTATATGTAATAAGGACATTTATGTCAGAATATATTGTAGCCATGTGGCTTTCTGCATGGTTACTACAACTTTACACAATTTATTATCCTGTGATGAGGAGAATTCCTCATGGGCATATAGTAAGAAAACAATGGTTTATTTCCTACAGCGTAGTATTTATCTTTGCTATCTTGCTAGTACCATTTTCACTACCAGCTATGTTAAATGAGAATCAGAGGATTAGATATCAGAATGGATTTCTGAGAGGATTATTAGGAGAAAAATAATGGCGTATATAGGAAACCCCTACTACGATGCACTAGAAGCAAAGTATATAGCACAGATTAAAGAAGCACAAGCAGTGCTACAAACATACTTTCAAAACTCAGTAGGTATTGGAGAGCACTCTGATTTATTGCCTGAGTTTGACAAGTGGGTAGAACAACTTGCAAGTGCTGATGAAAAACTACAAGCTTTACGCAAGTTGCTTAAAAAATGAATCAAGTACTAATACTTGAAGTAGGTAGTACGAAGATAGGTGTAGTAAGAAATCCTTATGAACGTGCCGTCTTTCACTATATGCATGGACTAAATTGGATTGGTTTTGATAACTGGATTCAAGAAAATAATTTAGTTGGTCAAGTAGAGTCTTATAAAAAATGTACAGAACTAATTGCATTTGATGACTGGGAAAATGAATTAAAAATTTTAAAGCTAGATGTAAAAGATATATCAGTTATGCAAGGTCAAAAAACAATAACGGACTGGAAAAGCTGGTACACTTTAAAAAGTAAACAAGTAATTACTGAAGTGTTCAAAGATGATATACTTACCTATGGTTTTAGCTACTAAAAAATAGTTCTTGACTCATGCTTAAAATTCTTGTATAATATATTTATATTAAGGAAATAAGCAATGAGTGACAGATTTTACCAACAAATGCTAGAGACCACAGGTTGGGCTCCAGGTTATCGTAATACCTCAACTCTTGCCGAATACAAACAAAACTATAAATTAAAAAGGAAAAGAAACATGGCGTGGACAGACGAAAGTAAAGAACAAGCAGTTGAAATGTATACTGCTGAAGAACCAACTCCAGAGAATAGCATGGAGATTGTACAGATGATTGCTGAAGAATTAGGCGAGAGCCCAAATGGTGTCAGAATGATTCTAACAAAAGCAGGTGTTTATGTTAAGAAAACACCAGCAGTCAAATCCTCATCAAGTGGAGGCGGTGGCAGAGTAAATGTCGCAGCTGCACAAGATGGATTGATTAAAGCTATTAGTGATATGGGCGAAGAAGCTGACAGTGCTATCATCAGTAAACTAACTGGTAAAGCAGCTGTATACTTCACAAACTTAATCAACAAACTTAACGATTAATACCCCTGGAATGTGGGCAGTCTTCGGACTGTCCGCACTTTTTTACATCTAAAAGAATCACCTTACAGAGTGACACCATGATTGGACGGTAATAGATATTAACCTACCAACAAGGAACGCATGAAAAAAGACGATTTTGTTAAAAAAATTGACGATGCTGGTGACGCTGTAGTCACCTATCGTAGCAAAAATAGTCGCAGAATGAAATATAATGTCTGCACTAGAGATTTTGATAATAAATATATACAGGAAAAAAGGAACAGAGCAAAGCCAAGCGATAGACAAGTTCTATTGTTTTGCTGGGATACTGACTCCTATAGACTATTATCTCCTGAGAGTGTAACTTCTATTCTTCCTTTAGCAAGGATATTGAAAAATGATAGAATTACATGAAGCACCTGCTGTTTATGAAAAGGAAATAAGTTATAACGAAGCTAAACATGAAAAAGTATTCGTTATGATAAATACCTTTCGTGGAACAGAGTATTTACATATTAGAAAATATTATCAAGACTTTGACGAAGAATGGAAACCTACTAAGGACGGCATAGCCATGCCTTTAGATTTTAATAATAGTCGCGGACTGTTTGAGGCATTAGTAGAGATACTTTCTATATCAGAAGTCAAAGGAGTACTAGAAACTCATTTCAAAGAAGTGTTAGACGAGATATACCTATAGCACCAAAAAATAGTCCTTGACAAATCCTTAAAAATTCTGTATAATATTCATATGAACAAGACAGAATACCTAGAATTGTGTAATCAAAAGTATGCAGAAGGCGATCCAATATTGCCTGACGAAGTATACGATAGACTCGTGGAAAATACCGAACTTGAAAATAAAGTTGGGTATGATGTCACAGAGGAAAGATTTAAACACCCCTTCCCAATGTATTCACTTCAGAAAGTCTTTGTAGGCGAAGATGAAGAACCTAATTGGGATATCAATCAACCACACATAATGACTGCCAAGATGGATGGTGCAGCTGTGTCTATAACTTATATAGAAGGCGTACTAACACAGGCGTTAACTCGTGGAGATGGTAAAGCAGGGCTAGATATTACTGATAAAATAAAGTCTTTAGTGCCAAATACAATATGGAGCAAAGGTGTCAAACAGATTACTGGAGAAATCGTTGCTCCTAAAACAATACCAAATGCTAGAAACTATGCAAGTGGTGCTTTGAATCTAAAAGACTTAGAAGAA